AAAATTTCAACGATTCGCGAAACGGATTTGTTTCCGGAAAAACGTTTTCGGGCCAAATCCTTTGTTGATTCAACCAAAAACGCCACCGGCGCGTTTTTATCCGACAATTTCGTGATTTCATCGATCAAATCGGATTCGGATTTCATTGAAAACGAAATCGGTTTCACGATGATTGGATCCGACGGTTCAACGACGTTTCGATATTTTTCAATAAAAACCAATGATCGATAAATGATTTCATCGAACACGTTGTTTGAAATCTTTGTCAATTGACTGAATGAATCTTCGCGATCGATTTGTTTCGCCGTTCCGCTTTGTGCCTCGTCGATCGTCGTCAAATGTAGCGCGTCCTCGGCCTTTCTCAATAATGTTTCCCACGCCTCACCCGAATATTTGATGATATCAACCGGCGGCGAAATGAACCTTAACATTGGTTCGGATGATGTTGTTTCGCCCATCGCCGAATTTCCCTTTTCACGGATGAAAACGCCAAATGGCGAACGTGAAATCACGCGGCCCGAACCTTTGCATGTTGAACAACGATCGTGTTCGTCGGTGTCGGAATTGTACACAATCCCATTTCGACATCCTTTCGCGTCACATGATTCGGCCATTTCCTCACGATAAGGAAACGCCGATGTCGTCATGACGGCCGTCCAATCCGAATATTGTCGAATCGCCTCGTTTGCGAATGGAACAAACGCGGAAAAATACGAATCGAAAAAATTTTCGTCGGTGTAATCGCCACCCAAAACGATGGCCGGAACCATTCCAATGTTGTGTTCATAAATCAACACGGTGTTGAACTTACGATCGATTTTTGAACCGAATTGTTCGTGACGATAAAAACCGGATTCGGTCAATGAATAATAAACACATCCATCTTCAACATTGCGTCCATTGACGCGAACCATTGAATGTTCATTTTCGTTTTCCCATGTGATAATGTTTTCATCCAATACCTTTATTTGATCCGACATTATCAAAACCGGTTCAACATCAACCTTTTTTGATGGATCGGTCAACCCGTCGCCCGTTGGAATCCATGCCAAAAATCCGTTCGGATCTTCGATCATCCGACGCATGATAAATTTTTGGATGTACGAATAAAAAAATTGTCCATCGAATTTTTTTTCCGACAAATATGTGTTCAATTCATCCGAAACCGAAATCGAAAAATTCGCGTTTTGGAATATTCGAAACAATTTATCGATGGCGCGATTCATTGAACCCTTTGTGATTGGTTCGTAAATCGACAATCGATATTTTTGGACCTCCGGATCTTCATTTGGACGCCGTTGTGTCAATATGCGTTCCGGATTCCGGCCGCGTGTATGGATGAACATCGTTTCACGAACACGGTTCCAATGTTCGTATTTTTTCGGATGATACCTATCATCATTTAAAATGGCCGGAATTTGTTCGATATTCATTTTTTAACAAGTTAGATTTTTAGAACAATCGCAATGTTCGAATTTTATATCGGCCCACCAACGTGAACCGGTTTCATTGTTTTTTGATATTTCGCCTTGGAAATTGTATTCGCGGCCGTCAATCATCACATCGGCACCGGCGATAATTCCAATCAATTTTTTCGCGAATGGTTGTGGTAATGGAAACGTTTTCATCGTCCACGATTCGCAAATTTGCGTTCCGGTTGTTTTGCGCGATGTTTCAATGATTGATTTCGTGATCGAAAACGAATCGTTTTCAAAATAGGCCGGAACCCGAATTTTATTTGAAAAAACAAATGATGAACCTCCAAACGTTTGTGAAAAATCATTCCCGTAATACATGCCAAAACAATCCGTTGACGAATAAAATGATTCAATCAAAACCGAACGTTTGTCATTGTCACATGTTTGATATTTGAACGGTTCCGAACAAAAACATTCAAATGAATTTGGACGGGGATCAATGAACGCCGAATTTATATCGGTGTCAGTTTTTGAAAAACAAAATTTAAAATAAAAACATGGTTCGACATTCATGACGGTTATCATGTACGCGGCGATCGCCGATAAATCAAATTCAATTTGTTGGATGTCATTTTGAATTGTTGTTCCATTGTATGCGTACGTTTCAAATCGTCCAACATATTTATTCAAAACGAAAATGTCGAATGATTCGGGATCGAAATCAACCAATTGATCATCACAACATGTTCGAATTTCAAAATATGCGAAACCGTCCAATGTTGACAATGTTTGCGAGGACGTCCATCCATTGTTCAATCCAAATGTTGACGTGATCGGTTGTTGAAATTGAAATGTGTATGTGTCACCGAATTCAACCGGATTCCAAAATGGTTGATCATTTCCGCACAAATTACAATTGACCGATTCGCCACAATCACACAAAACCGTCCCATCGCCAACAATCAATCGTGAACAATCGGCAACGGTCCCACAATTGACGGTTAACAAATCACATAACAATCGCGAATTTGGGGCCGGACATTCATTGAATTCCGAAATGTCGCAATACACGACATCCCCCAATTGATACGAATCAAAAACAACACCCATGTTTCAAATTTATTTCAAAGATAAGTAACCGCAAACAATATATTGACCATTCGACAACGATGAAATGTCCAAATCAACAACGGCGTCGTTTCCGGCGAAATCCGGCGACATGCTTGGAACATTCAACAATTGTTGAAATCCGTTTGGCGATGATACGATTTCCGATTCCATGATGTTGTTCACATTTCCGCCCAAATATGGTTCCATGAAAAATATGAAATCGCCATTAATATTCGAAAAATATCGAACTCTCAATCCAACATAATCCGATGGACAAAATGGATTTGAAATGATTGCGAACGCTTGACCGGCTTTCTTTGCTTCAATTTGGAATCCAATCAAATGTGAACTAATTGGCGCGATGTTCGGTTCGTTCGGAATTGCATCGACATCAAATGATTTCACTTGATTGATAATGAACGGCGTTCCTAATAACGCCGAAAAATCAAATTGATAAACATATTCAAAATTGATTGTGGCGTTTGACCAATTGTTGTCAATTCCCAATGTTGAAACATAGGTGTTCCCCAAAAAACCAACATTCGTTCGATTCATGAACGTGTTGGTGTTTGCAACGAAAACGCTCGATCCATCGAACGGCGTGTTTTCCCATCGAACGCGTGTTGTGATGTCGGTTGTGACGTTTCCGGCGACATCGGCGACAATCATATCGTTCAAATTTTGCCATCCGGATGGAAATCCGGCCACACGATTTGAAACATGTTGACCAAACATGAAAAACGTTGTTTGGGTTGCCGTTGGGAATCCGGATTCCTTTCGATAAATGTTCAATGTGATCCGGTTCAAATATTCATCAAATGTTTTTCCGCCCCAACTTTCAATGCAATCAACTAATGTTCCCTCCGAAATCGTGACCAAATGTTGAATTCGTTCCTTTAATGTTGGACGAATGCAATTTGAATTTTCCGAATGGAAATATTGATTGAATGTCGAATCGGTTTCAACAACACAAAAATCACATGTCAAATCCGGCGTTGTTGTGACCGTGATTTGATCGGAAATAAATGTGTTGACCATGTTCCCATCGGCCGAATAAACAATCGCCGCCATTCGATATTTTCCCGTCGTTGATATTGTTGTCCCAACATGGGCCGAAATTTCATAATCATCGCCGCCAACGGATGTGAACGTACATGGTTTGACAATGTGGTTGTCGATGATACCGGTTCCGCCGGTTGTTTGAATGTTTGCCCGTGACGAATCGTAATTTGTTAAAAAATCAACGGTGTTATTCGTACCGGTTTCATCAAATAATTGAAAAATGCAATATCCCAAACCTCCATACAAACCGGAATCAACTTTGACGCGAAACGTCACCATTGTTTTGTCAATGGTTGAAAAATTGTTGACGATTCCCAATCGCGACAATTCGAACGTTGGCAATGGCGACGACCAACCGGTGAATTCCGACGGGCCATTATACAATCCTAAATTATAGAAACGCGATGTGTAATTCAATGAATGATTCACAAAACATTCCGTTGGTTGATCCAAAACCAATGTGTTCGGATCCCGAATATATGTCAACGAACACAATTTTTTGTCGGTGTTATAAACGGAACCAATCAAATTTTGATAATTTGAACCCATTGATGGATTCGGCGCGTTCACGGAATTCCGTCGCCATTTCGGATTGTTTAACAATGATGAATTGGCAATCCAATTTTCAATATCTTCAATGTGAAAAAAATCAATTTGAATTTGAAAATTCGTTGCATCGGTCCACCCAAAAACAACATCGAAATTTGTTTGATTGAATTGATTTGAACCCGTTCCAATTAAATTCATTGAATAACCGCCACCAATTGACATTGTCGCCGTGTTAACTTCAATGAACCAACTTTGTGGCGGCGGCGCGTTCACCGACGACGGATAAAGGGAATCGAAATCACATGTGAACGCAAACATCCACGGATTGAACCATACTTTGAAACCCGTATCAATTCCGTTTGGATAATTGAACATGTATGTCAATCGTTTGGCCGAACAAATCGATGATTGATTGTAAATGGATGTATCATTTGGCATCCATGAAATATCATTCATCACATTTATTTTATCTTCAATCGTTTGAATAAATATTTCCTCCAAACACAAACATTCACATGGCGCCGGAATTGAATCCCCAAAGGCCCCCAATTTTTCACAATTGCACAAATCGCCATTCGCTTGAATGTTGCAAATATTAATTTGGCATCCGTTCAAATCTTCATTTGGCCCCGTTGGCGTCCATGTAATATCTACAATTTCCGATGAACCCGATGGAATAACAATTGGCAATGGCGGCGAATATGTGAATTCATTTGGACATAAATTTGGATTGAATGTATATGATTGTTCGAACGATGTATCATTCGTTATTGTTAACGCATACGGTGTTGATGGCGAATATTGTGGAACCGTTCCAAAAAACAATGAATTTGATGATAAATTGGTTGACGAAATATAATTGAAATTAAAATCATAGGATGGATCAACGCCATGTTGAACCGTTTGGATTGTGAATGAAATTCCACCGGAAACGCCTAAATCATTACAAACATCAAAAACGATTTCAAATGTTCCACCGGATGCAACTTGAAAAGGAAATGACGGCGCTGAACCATTAATTGAAACGATTTGAACATTCCAACTCGCATTGAACGACGCCGCGTTCATTGCGTTAATATCCAATCGTGTGTTGTGAGTGTTTTCAACGTTGCAAGTGATACGTTGACAACATCCTAAATAAATATAATTATCGGCCGGATCTTTTAAGCATGTTCCGAAATCAAAATGTTTTGTTGGCATTTTTTAAATTTTTTAGACAACGCCGGAAACTTGCATTGTTCGATTAATAAAATTTATTTTCACTTCTTTCACTTGACCATTTTTCGCCGTTCCGTTTTGAATGATCCGAACCGTTTTTGAAAAATCAAAATTAGTCAAATCCGAACAATTGAATTGAAATGTGAAATCAAAATTAAAATTTTGAGCCGATGGCAATTTTGGGTTGTCGATGTAATGAAACAATGAATATAAATTGTTATTATATCCGGCCTTGAACCACAAAGGATAATTAAACAAATTCGATGTTGGTATTGTTTCGCCATCAACCACAACCGCGCCGCCGGTGAACGCCGTCGAATAATTGTTTTCAATTCGCGCGTTTTCCCTATCAACGCCGTCCCACATTAACAATTTGTAATTCATCGCCGTGTGTTGATTCAATAACAACACATTTGTTTTGTTCGACACCAATTGCCCCCCAAAAATCAAATTCAATATTCCGCCTTGAAATATTGCTAATATGTCCCAAATTGTTCCCTCGCCATCAACGCCATCCGATCGAAAACGGGCCGGTGAAAATGGCAATGTGTTAATCTTAACACCCTTTTGAACCGCCGAAAATGGTTGATTCCATTCAACGATGTCATTGTATCGTTTCATCGCCTCGTTTCCAATTATATCGATTGCATCCGGAACATATTCATAACGACCATAGGCGAAACGATCATCATCAATCCATGAAAAACAAACCTTATTGTCAATGATTCGATTGTCATTCATCAATTGTTCCGAATCAATCCATGATGAATTCGAAATGAAATAATCCTTTCGTTCAAAATACAATGTGTTTCCGATGATTTGCCAATCGCCATTGAATGTCGGTTTCAATAAATTATCCAAAAATGTTTGACCGGTTTCGATTGGGTTATTATCGGCGATCATTTCCGTTTGTTGAAATGTTTCGGTCACGCCCTTTTCAATGGTCGCCGAAAACAACAATGTGTTGTAATATATCGACGCCGGATCCGTCAAAATGGATGATTGGAAATTCAAAGCACAACGGCCGCAAAGATTCGCCATGTATTCGCGAACCAATCCGGTCGGATGTTTTCGATTGCATGTGTCGAAAAAATCAACCGCGTTCCCAAATCCGTCAATTATAACCGTGTTAACAATTGAATTTGGGGCCAAATCGGCGTCGTCGCATGTGTCTTGGTCACAATCCGTGAACGGAATCGCGCAAACGATTGAACAAATGACATAAAAAACGCCCGAAATAATAAGCAATACAACGGCGAACGGGATCAAAATTGTTGAAACAATGGTCCCAATCAACGAAATTAAAAAACCCAAAATGATGTGCCACCATTTCGGCCGTCCCTCCAAACAATAATTCACGAAAACCGGATCGGCGATAAATTGGCCGGTTATGGGATTCGATTCAATACAATCATATTTCGTTTCCGGTTCAATGATGTTGGCCGTCACCGAACAATCCGGTTCACACCAATCCAACGAATCGCCGCGAATGATTCCAATGAAAACCGGTTCCGCACAACACGAATCAAATATTTTCACATTTATTTTGTCAATGAAACCCGTTGGCGAATCAATTAACAATGTTTTTATCAATTGATATCCATCATCATAAAACGTCAATTCCGACGTGAACGATTTGGATGTTTTTCCGGCGCGATCGGATCGCCTTAGTGTGACTTCAAATGTTTCGGTTCCATCAATTCGACCGGTCAACAATGAATTGTTGAACGTGATTTTCATGTTTGAATTCATCGCGCTTTGTTGCTAATCCGGTTTTGTTTATATTGAATATTTGAAACGATGCCATTGATTCCACGTTCATCGATGGACAAATTCAATCCACGTTGTTCCCGAATTGCTTTCTCAATTCGGTCCAATTTGCCATCCATCGAACGATTGTTCATCGTCATGATTTGGCCGTTCAATCCTTTCGCCAACATTGGATCACGTCCGGAATGGATCGCCTCCAATAACGGCCGGAACCTTTGCGTTTTTTCCTTTGTCACAACGAATTCGCCGCGATGGACAATTCCGGCCGGTTGATATTTGCCGCCGTCGCCCGTATAACCACCCGTCGCAAATGACGCCGCCGCCCTTGCTTGGGCACGGGCCGCCACCAATCCGGCCGCCAATGCGATCAATGTCGCCGCGATCGTAAACGGGGCCGCCGCGCCACCCTCGGCCGCCGCCTTTGAAATGGCCACCGCCGAATTTGCCACCAATTCGATCGCCGCCAACGCTTGTTGTGCGCGAACGAAATTGGCCTTTTTTTCATTCAACGCCGTCAATCGATCTTCCTCAATTTGCAACAATTCGGCGTTTCCTTTCTCGGCGATTTTCGCGGCCGCGTCCACGCGTTTTTGTTGCGCGTTGATTTGCCCGTCGGTTTCTTGAATGGCCGCATTCAACGCCGTGTTTGCCAAATCAACGGTTGCCTTTGCGACTTTCTCAATCCCATCCAAAACGACTTGTTTCCGTTCATCGGCCAATTTTTTTGATTCGGCCGTTTGTTCGTCGTCCAATGCGATGATTTGGTCGTTGAAATCTTGACGCGCTTTCAATATGTCCAAATCGGCTTGACGTTCAATCAACACGCGTTCATCGGCCGTCAATTTAACATTCAACAATTCGGCGTCCCTTTTACTTTCGATTCCTTGAACAACCAAATTTTCCTCGGATTGAATTGAATCTTTTAGATCGACTAAATTGGCGTTCAATTGTTCACGAATGGCGTTTCGTTCGGTTGTTGTTCGGGCCGCCGCGAATTGTTCAATCAAAAATCCACGTTGACGTTCGATTTCGGCCGTGTTTTGTTCCGCCTCGTTTAATTGGCTTTCCAAATCAACTTGACGAATTTCGGCCAATGTTTGATTTCGTTTTTCGGCCGCGTCGATTGTCACTTTGTTCAATTCATCGTTTGTTTCATTAACGACTTTTAACGTTTGCAATCTTCGAACCTCAATGAATTGTTGTTCGATTCCGGCCGTCAATGTTCCGGCCTCACGCGCTTTGTCGATTCGATCTTTTATCGTGTTGTTTATTTCATCGATTTGGAATTGGCCCAATGCTTTTATTTTCGTTTTCTGTTCATCTAACGATTTCGGATCAATGAATTCAATCGGTTGTTGTTTAACCTCAACACCCAAATCACGAATTTCACGTTGCAAATCTTTTATCAATTCCGTTCGTTTTTCGCCCAATTTTTCGGCCGATTTCGCCGAATCATCGTCAACCTTTTGAATGGTTTGACCGGAATCAACAATCTTTTTTGATAGATCATCGATGGCCTTGGTCGTCGCGTCGTATTGCGATTGCAACAAATCGGCGTCACCGGCGATTCCCTTGGCCAAATTTTGCGCGTTTTGCAATTCGATTTTTCCCAACGCCGCGTTTTGATCCAACGTTCCACGATTTTTTGCGTTCGCCTTATCCGTCGCCGTCGCCTTTGCCTCCTTTGCCTTTGTCAATTTATCCTCCAAATCCAATTGTTGTTTGGTCAATTCAACCAATTGGCCCTCGGCCGCCTTTGCGAATGCCACACTTTTAATTGAATTAACCAAATTTTGATATTCGGCGTCCAATTGTTTGATGAACTTTTTTTCGTCCGTGATGTTTTTGATCGTCGTTCCATATTGATTGTTCAATTGATCAATCAATTTTTTTCGTTCGGCCGATCCGGTGTTGGCCGATTTGATTTCTTTCACCAATTTGTTTAATTCGGAAATCGATTTCGCCGATTCGGCGTTCGCCTCAGTTTGGGCCGTTGTCAACGCCGTTTGTGAATCCAACAATTTTTCGGTTTGAACGGCCGTTTCCTCAACGGAATCCCCAAAATCAACGAACAACGCCGCCGCCGTCGCCAATACAGAAACAACCAAACCGATCGGATTCGCTTTCAACGCCGCGTTGAATCCGGTTGTTGCAATGGTCGCCGCGCGTGTTGCGATGGATTGGGCCGTCGTTGCCCCCGTCAATACATTGGTTGCCGCCGTCGATGCGCGTGTCAAAAATGCTTTTGCACGTTGAACGGCCAATCCGATTTGTTCTTGAATTAACAACGCTTTGAATCGCAATTCATAAATCAATTGTTGTTGAATTGCGGCCTTTTGTTGGCCAACATAAAACGCGACGGCCGCCCCCAATAACAACAACACGCGTTGGTTTTCCTCAACAAACGCCGGAATCCTTTGAATCGCCGTGATGAATCCGAATAGGGCCTCCGTTAACGTTTCGAAAATCGGCAACAATCCCGTTCCAACCGCCCGTTTCAATTCGTCGAACTTTCCAACCAACGTTGACAATCGACCGGCCGTTGATTGCGACAATTTATCGGTCAATCCAAAAAACCGGCCGCCCTCCGATGTCAATGATTTGAAACCGTCCTCCAAATTTTGAAACGAAATTTGTCCCTCCGAACCCAATTTTTTCACTTGGGATTCCGAAACACCCAATTGTTTCGCGAATTCGCCAATGATTGGAACACCGGCCTCCGTTAATTGGTTTATATCTTCAGCAAATAATGTTCCTTGAACACGCGCCTTTCCGTAAATGACCGCCAATTCGTTGAAATCCTTTCCGGTCGCCGATGCAACGTCACCAATCCGTCCCAATGTCGTCGTCAATCCATCAACCGGTTCGCCGAATGCTAACAAGGCCTTTCCGGCTTGGTTCACTTGTTCCGGCGTGAATGGCGTTTTGATTGAAAATTGGTTCAAATCTTCAAAAACTTCCTTTGCCTTTTCCGCCGATCCCAAAAACGTTTCCAATGAAATTTGAACGGTTTCATAATTCGAAACCGCTTCAATGGCGCCCTTTCCGAAATCAATCGCCGACGCGGCCAACGAAACGCCGCCAAACGCCGCCGCCGCGCCGGTCAATGATTTTTTCAATCCGGTCAATTGGGATTCCGCGCCCTTGGTCGCCGTTCCAATGTTCCCTAATCCGGCTTTCACCCCCTCCAATTCGCGCCTCAATTGGGCCGTATCGGCTTGAATTTTGAATAAAACGTTTTTAACGGCCATGATATGTTTATTTTATTTTTTCCATTGCTTCATTGCGTTCGTCAATGATTCGAAAATATGTTGCGACGGTTTGATAATATTCATCGGTCGATAAATTTTCCATCGCTTTCATTTCGGTGACTTTCGAATCACAAATTATTTGATTGACGAAATTGATTTGGTCAATATATCGCCCGATTTCAATCGATGCAAAATTTGATTGAATCGTTCGTTTGACGGGGCGTTGGCTTTCAAATAAACGTGAATATCGTTGGCGGATAGTTCCGAATATTTGGTTGTGAATGCGAACGCCCGTTCCAAAAAAAAATCCTTTGAACGGCCATTTGATTTGATTTTTTCGATTTTTTTCGCTTTCCAAACGTCGGAAAAATCGGTTTCGTCCTCGCCATTCAAAACGAAATAACACGCGGCCAATTCAATCAATGTGTTTTCCTCGCCTATATATGTCAACCGGAATTCGATTTCGGTCAACAAATGAAACAATTCAACGATGTTCCCGTTGTTCGCCGCTTTTTTCATTGATTCGATGAACACGGTCATTGATTCGTTGGTCATGTTCATTTCGGCGAATCGTGTCGCGATTTCGGCCGCGATCGCCCGTCGCGCCGGAATGGTCATGATGTTCGTGTATTGGAACCATTCGTCGCCATCGTCGTCGATGAAAACGCGTTCCAATGGAATTTTTGATCCGGTTGATGAAATGGTTTTGGATTCGATTTGTTGTGTTGGTTTACGTTTGAACAAATTCATGTTTTGGTTTTTGGTTTGCCAAATTTAAAATTTATTTGAACGTTTTGATGAAATCATTGTGAAATGTCCAAATGTAATATCGAAAACAATCCAACAAATGTGTCAATTTCGCGTCCTTTCCTTTGTCAATGTCGCCATCCGGTGTTGTTTCCACCGATTGCAAATCGTGAATCAAAAATTGACATGATGAATCAATGACCAAATCGGCGTGTTTTTGCAACATCGAATTCAACAACACGCGCGAATTTTTAATCGATGGATTCACCGATGGAACCTTGAACGCCGATTTCGGAATTTCAAGTTCATCACGGATGATTGTGTAATAATTCAACGCGCCTTTCGTCATGGCCGAACGATTCGCGCCGGATGCGTCACCGGTAACGATGAAAAACCGATCGCCGAATTCGATTTTTATCGCCTCGCATAAATTGAATATGTCGGAATTTCTCAATCGGAATTCCCGAACGATTCGAATTTTATTTCCAAACGATTGTCCGGCGATGCACGTGATCGGATCCACGTTGAAATCGAACGACAAAATGATTGGTTCATTTGGATGAATTTCAACGTTCGGTTTGACGGTTTTGAATTTGTCAAACGCATAGGCAAACGGCCTTTCAACATCGACGACATCCCAATCGCCATTCACGAAAACCGCGCGTGTGACATCATCCAAATTTTCCATCGCGGCCATGTATTCCGGCGGCAACGTTGGATTGTCGATCATCAACGCCCTTTTGTAAAAATACGACGGTTTCAATTCGCCGTTGATGAATGGTTCGTGAAATTCGGTTTTGGTCCAATTTTGCGACGGGTTGCATGTCATTAAAATCAAACGCGGCGGCGTTTTGAATGGTTCGGTCAATATGTGGCGGCCAACCCTCAATTTGCATTTGTCAAACGTTTTTTTTTGTAGTTCTTGGCTTTCCTCCAATAAAAAGAAATTCGTTTCCAATCCATCAAACCGCGTCAAATTTTTGTCCATGTTGTAATTTTCCGGAAAAAATTCCAACGTCGAACCATTGGTGAACGTCACGATGTGATCGGTTTGATGATAGGACCGAATAAAATTTTTCGGGCAAAGTTTAAAAAACGTCGGAATGGTCGTTCGTTTCAACGATGGCAACGATTCACGGATCACATGTGATTTTGAATGTGGAAATACACGGGCCAACGCGATCAACGTCGCCAATGAAACAAATGATTTTCCGCCACCGGCCGCGCCTCCAAACAATAAACATTCATGTTGAAACGAAAAAACCGCCTCCATGAATTCGAATTGTTTTTGATGTGGTTGAAACGCGACGTTCATTTTGAATTTTGAATGATGAATTTATCGAATTCATCCAACGGAACATCCAATGAAAACGAAATTCCACATTTCAAATGAATGGTTGTTTTATTTTCGGATCCCTCATGAAAAAATTGCAAATCATCAAATCGAAATCGAAATGGACATGATTCCAATGGATGTTCAATTCCCAAATCTTCGAATTCAATGTTCGATTCGATTAAAAAAAACGCATCACAAAAAACAAAATCGCCGGATCGTCCAATCATATTTCCAATTTTTTTCGTTCAATCAATTCCGAATACACGTCAATCCAAAAATCCATGTTTTCATCGTCCAACATGCGTTCATTTTTCAATTTGAATTCGTTCAATATATCGTCAATCTTTTTATGAACGAACAACATGGCCGATTCAACGTCGCCATGTTTGTCAATTAACCGGTCAATGAAATCGTTTTCCATCAATTAAATTCAATTATTTGGTCGCCTATTTTAAAAACTTGTTTATCGCCCGAAATTTCAACGTTCATGTTTTCGCCCCAATTCGCCGGATCAACATTTTTCAACGCAAAAATCACGGCCGTTGGATTCGGGCCAACATATCGTTTTTTTGTTTTGACGCGTTTTCCGGTCAATTGTCCGGTCATGGAAAACAATTCGTCGATTTCGGTTTCCTCAACCCAATAACCAACAATTAATCGCATCAATCCATCTTCCGATTTTTCACGAATTGTTTCTTTTCCGATTTTCGCGTGTTTTTCCTTTGCTTTTTTGTATCGGTCGGAAATCCATGAATCACGATCGGACCAATTCCAAAACGTTCGAACCGTGATCCCATGTTCGCCACAACATGATTCGATCGTCACGTTGCCGGTTTCATAATCGGAACAAATCAATTCGATTTTTTTCCGACGTTCGGCGTTGATTTCCGTTTCCGTTTTTTGAACCTTTTTTGGCTTTGCCGGTTTCGGTTCGGTTTTCTTTTTATTCATGTTCCATTTGTTTGGACAATGGATGTCCCGTTGGCGTGTTTTACGATCGCCGAATCGTTTGGTTGTGCAAATATATCAAAACAATGATTGTTGAACGTTGCGGCCGTTTAATCGTTGAACATGTTGTTCGGCTTGTTCGCGAATTTTACGGATTGCATTTTCGCGCGATTTCAATGATTCAATCCAATCCATTATTTCATCCGGCGATTGGGCGACGAAATAACCTTTTGATGTGGCCACCAATCCGGAAACCAAATTGTTCAAACGAATGTATTGAATCATTTTCCGGATCCGTGATTCCTTGAATTCAATTCCGAAATGTGCTTTCAATCCAAACGCGATTTTATCGGCCGTGACGATGTTGGATTTTCCAACCTTGTTTTCAAATCGTTTGATGATTATATCAACGACATATTTTTCCTCCGATGATATTTCAACGGTGAAATCTTCGAATCCGACTATCATGGTTTTTTTATTTGTTCCAATTGATCAACTAATTTTTGACGTTTTCCGGACCATGAATCAATCATTTTTTGGATTGTCTTTTTTTGACTTTCCAATTGATTGATCAATCGATCGGCGTGTTCAATTCCGTTTTGAATTGAATTCGATGTGTTGAATAGGTTCATATATTTTTTTCAAATTGCGATTGAATGAAATCCGACTTTCGAATTTTCGCCCATTGATTTTTTATGTTTTGTTTTCGGATTTGGTCAAATATCAATTGCAATGAACCGGCCGTTCCCGAATAAACCAAAACGATTTTGGAAACGTAAATGGTCAATGTTAAAATTGCAATCGTAATAATTGCAACAATTGAAATTGGAATGGTCCAAATCAATGAAATTTTTTCGATGATGTTTAATTTTTTCATGTGTTCAATTTATTAATAAAATTACAATGATTGATCCCGTCGCATATCCAAAACCCATACACATGGCAATTTTGAAACGTTCGGCGTTCGTTTTGGCTTCAATTTGATATTTGATGAATGGCAAACCTAAAAACGGGCCTACAAACGCCCAAAAAACCATTGGGATTGAATCTTTGTTTGCGACGGAACCAATGTAAAATGTTGCGGCGATTTCAATGATTAAACTTGAAAAGAATAATATTAAAAATTTCATTTTTAAAATGGCAAATCGCCGGATTCGGATTCAATTGATTCCAAAAATGATTGTGGTTTTTGAATTGTTTCCGGTTCGTTTTTGTTTGATTGGGATTCGGATTCACGATTTGAATCGCGTTCCAATGACGACATGATTTCGCATTTTTCGCCGATGATTTGAATCGATTTTTGTTTGATCCCGTTTTTGTCGGTGTATTCATCAATTTCGATTTCGCCAACGATCAAAATTTTCATTCCTTTTTTGATGTAATTTTCGGCGAATTCGGCCGAATAACGAAATTGAATGATTCGAAACCATGTGGTTTTTTTTTCATCCTTGGTTTTTTTGGTCACGGCGATGGAATATTTCGCCGTTTTGATTCCGTTTGTTGAGGTTAAAATTTCCGGATCCGATCCGACATTCCCGACGATTGTGATTTGGTTCATGATTTAACGATTTTGATGTTGTTGTTTGGTTGAATGATTGTTGGTTGTTCGATGATTAATTTATTTTGAATCAACCATGATTCAAAATTCAATCCTAAAGGATGGACGGCGCGATCCATTGGTTGACCGGATTCGTCGGTTTGTTGGATCCCGTTTTCATCCATCGCCGGTTCAATATTACATTCACGAATGAATTCGCGTTGTAAAAGCATCAAAACGGCGGAACCGAATTGAATTTGTTGTTGGTTTTTGTTCATTGTTTTGGTTTTGGTTTTTGGATTATTGAATCGATTTGAATGAAATGGTTGTTTGTTTTTGGTCATTGCTTCAATTTTAATGTTTCAATGATGTCGATGAAATCGATGTTGTTATTTTTCAGTTTTTCAAAATATTCACGGATTGCAATTTCACGCGCTTTATTTTGAACCATGTCATTGAATTCGATGTGACGTTCGCCGTTTTCGATTGTTTCAATGATTTTTCGCGCGTGTTGAACTTGGGACAATTTATTGAATGTTGTTGTTTTTAATTCACCTTTCACGATTGGTTCGGCCCTCAAATATATTTCCCGTTTTTCGTTAATCGTCAACGCGATCAATCCCAATTCGTTTTCCAATGTATCATAAACGGTTCGCGTTGAAATCGTCCCCCAATTGATAAAATGTTTTTCATTGAATTGAATCCATTTTTTGACAATACATTCATCGACGAATTCCCAAAACAATCGTTTTTTGGTTTCCGGTGTTGGTTCGATTGGTTCGGTCAATTCATTTTTTTGTTGGTTGAATTCCTTTTGGGCCGAATTTTTCATTTTTTGAAATGCGTTCATGACATCGGCAAAATAAACGGCGTTGAAATTTTGATAATGCGTCAAATCAACGTTCAATTTTTGCGCGGCCGCCATTCGAAACGCCAATTTCATTTCCTCGGTGTTGAATGATTTCATTTCCGATTTGATGAAATCAATTAGGACGGCCTTTTGTAGATCCGACGGCAAGTTTTCCGCTTTCAATCCGATTAAAGCGAAAATATATCGCAATGATTGTTTGATTGGTTCAACGTCGTCCAAATCGCGAATTTTGATTCCGGTGTTGGCGGCGATTAAAATTTCACGCGCGTTAAAACTCACGAATTGCATCGTC